GACAGGCCAAAGACAGAGCTTGCCTATCGTGTACCAGCCAGTAAATTCACCCGTAAGAAGCTCGAGACCAACGAGACATTACGTGAGCTCGACGGCCTCGACACCACGATCGACTGGAAGAATACCGGTGACAACTCGTACGACGGTGAGAAACTCAAGCTACTTGTCCACGACGAAAGCGGTAAATGGGAACGCCCGACGAACATCCTCAACAACTGGCGTGTCACGAAAACGTGTTTACGATTAGGTAGTAGAATTATAGGTAAATGCATGATGGGTTCAACTAGTAACTCGTTAGACAAAGGTGGTGATAATTTTAAAAAATTATATAATGACTCAGACGTTACTCAAAGAAATGCAAATGGACAAACTCGCTCTGGATTATATAGCTTGTTCATACCTATGGAATGGAATTACGAAGGATACATCGATTCTTATGGCTTACCTGTATTCGACACCCCAAGCAAAGGAATTAGCGGACCGCAAGGCGAAACAATTGAGCAAGGTGTTATAGAGTACTGGGATAATGAAGTAGAGGGTCTAAAGCAAGATCAAGACGCTTTAAATGAGTTTTATAGACAATTTCCAAGAACCACAAAGCACGCATTTAGAGACGAGTCAAAAGATTCTTTATTTAATCTAACTAAAATTTACGAACAAATAGATTTTAATGAAGATTTAAAAAATTCTATAAAAGTTACTAAAGGTAGTTTTAGTTGGTATAATGGAGAAAAAGACACTAGTGTAATTTTTACGCCTAACAGAAGTGGTAGATTTAATATTAGCTGGATACCAGATCAAAGTGTTCAAAATAGAAGATATAGTAAATACAATACTATGTACCCAGGAAATGAACACATAGGTGCTTTTGGTTGTGATCCTTACGACATATCTGGAACTGTTGACAAAAGAGGCTCAAAAGGTTCTTTACACGGTTTAACAAAGTTTTCAATGGAAAACGCACCACCTAATCATTTTTTTTTAGAATATATAGCTAGACCTCAAACTGCTGAAATATTTTTTGAAGATGTTTTAATGGCTTGTGTTTTTTATGGCATGCCAATATTAGCAGAAAACAATAAGCCTAGACTCTTGTATTATTTCAAAAAAAGAGGTTATAGAGGATTTGCTATGAATAGACCAGATAAAAAATATAATAAATTATCTATAACAGAAAAAGAAATAGGTGGTATTCCAAACTCTAGTGAAGACATAAAGCAAGCTCACGCATCAGCTATTGAAACTTATATAGAAAACTTTGTTGGATTAAAAGAAACAGGTTATGGCGATATGTATTTTCAAAGAACACTTGATGACTGGTCAAAGTTTAATATAAACAATAGAACAAAGCATGACGCTTCTATTAGTTCTGGTTTAGCTCTTATGGCTTGTAATAAACACAGGTATTCTCCAGTTAATAAAATTAATTTAAAACCTGTAGATTTAGGTATCAAACGATACGACAATAGAGGAATTACATCAAAAATAATAAGTTAAATGAATATATATACTAATTCAAATAGCGCTTTTCCAAGTCAAGTAGTTAGCGATCAAGAAAAAGCTAGCTGGGAATACGGCAGTCAAGTAGCTATGGCTATTGAGTATGAGTGGTTTAGATCTGGTAGAACTAATGGAAACAGATATTTAACTAATTTTAATAATTTTAACAATTTAAGATTATACGCTAGAGGCGAACAACCAGTTCAAAAATACAAAGATGAATTATCTATAAATGGTGATTTATCTTATTTAAATTTAGACTGGAAGCCAGTGCCTATACTTTCTAAGTTTGTAGACATAGTAGTTAATGGTATATCACAAAAAGCTTATGAAATAAAAGCATACGCTCAAGATCCATCTTCAATAAATAAAAGAACTTCATACGCTTCTAAAATGTATGAAGACATGTTAGCTAAAAACTACATTAACAACATAAAAAACACATTAGGTATTGATTTATATCAAACGCCCAATCCTGACGTAGTTCCTGAATCTGAAGAAGAATTAGAACTTCATATGCAGCTAAGTTATAAACAAGCTATAGAAATAGCAGAAGAAGAGGCTATATCTTCTATAATGGCTAAAAATAAATACAATTTAATTAGAAGAAGATTAAACATGGATTTGGCAGTATGTGGTATTGCCGCCGCTAAAACTAGTTTTAACACGGCTAACGGTATTACTATTGATTATGTAGATCCAGCTTATATGGTTTATTCCTATACAGAAGATCCTAATTTTGAAGACATATACTATGTAGGAGAAATTAAAAATATAACAATACCAGAGCTAAAAAAAGAATTTCCTAACATATCTGAACAAGAGCTTAAAAGAATACAAGATATGCCTGGTAATAGACAATATATTACAGGATATAATGGATATGATGAAAATACTGTACAAGTTTTATACTTTGACTACAAAACATATCACAATCAAGTATTTAAAATAAAACAAACAGATCAAGGTTTATTGAAGGCTATAGAAAAGCCAGATACTTTTAATCCACCTGAAAGCGACATGTTTGAAAGAGTTTCAAGATCAATAGAAGTTCTATATAACGGAGCTAAAGTACTAGGCACTGATACGTTATTAAAATGGGAATTAGCTGAAAATATGTCAAGGCCTTATGCCGATACTACTAAAGTAGAAATGAATTATTCAATTTGTGCTCCTAGAATGTACAAAGGTAGAATAGAGTCTTTAGTTAGTAAGTGCGTAGGTTTTGCGGACATGATACAGCTTACGCATTTAAAATTACAACAAGTATTATCTCGCATGGTGCCAGATGGAGTTTATTTAGACATGGACGGTCTTGCAGAAGTAGATCTTGGTAATGGCACCAATTACAATCCAGCAGAAGCGTTGAACATGTATTTTCAAACAGGTTCTATTGTAGGTAGATCTTTAACACAAGATGGTGATTTAAACAGAGGTAAAGTTCCTGTTCAAGAACTACAAAGTAGTAGCGGTGGCGCTAAAATACAAAGCTTAATAACAACGTATCAATACTACTTACAAATGATAAGAGATGTTACCGGGTTAAACGAAGCAAGAGATGGTAGTTTACCAGACCGTAACACTTTAGTAGGTTTGCAAAAATTAGCTGCTAACGCGTCTAATACAGCTACAAAGCATATTAATCAATCAGGTTTGTATATAACTCTTAGAATAGCAGAAAATATATCTTTAAAAGTAGCAGATGCTTTAGAGTTTCCTTTAACAGCAGAATCTTTAAAAAATTCAATATCTGTTTTTAATGTAGAAACTTTAAGTCAAATAGAAAAACTAAATTTACACGATTTTGGTATATTCTTAGAACTTGAACCTGATGAAGAAGAGCAAGCTAAATTAGAGCAAAACATACAAATTGCACTACAAGCAGGCAATATTGATTTAGATGACGCTATAGATTTAAGACAAATAAAAAATATAAAACTTGCTAATCAAATGCTTAAAATTAAGCGTAAAAGAAAGCAAGTTAAAGACATGCAAATACAGCAGTCTAACATACAAGCTCAAGCTGCTGCTCAAGCAGAAACTGCTGAAAAAACAGCTATGGCTGAAGTTCAAAAACAAGAAGCAATATCAGGATCTAAAGTTCAATATGAACAAGCTAGAACACAAATGGAGATTCAAAAAATGGAAATACAGTCTCAGCTTGATCAACAAAAAATGCAAATGCAGCATCAATTTGATATGCAGTTGAAGCAAGAGGAGCTAAAAGCTCAGCAACAAAAAGAACAAGAAAAAGAAAACAGAAAAGATAAGCGTATAAAAATTGAAGGTACGCAACAAAGCGAAATGATAAGCCAAAGAAGAAACGATGGTATACCATTAAACTTTGAACAACAATCGGAGCAAGGCGCGCAAGCGTTTATGTAGTCTATTTTAATTATTTAATTATATTATATTATGTCAGAACAAACACAAGAAGCTGTAAAGCAAGAAGGTGATTTTAAACTTAAAAAGAAAACACCTAAAAAATTAATAACAAAAACTGAAGAACCTGTAAGAGTTAATCTTAAAGAGCCTTTAGTAGAATTAGAACCAGAAGTTAAAAAAGTAGTAATTCCAAAACAAGAAGAAGATGCCATTCAAATCGGAGAAACAAAGGAGGTATCTGTGGAAGAACCATCCGGAAATAGCGCAGAGGTGGGAGAACCTGTACAAGAGTCCAACGAGACTACTGAAGGGTTTTCTCCGATCAAAGAAGTAACTGAAGAAGAAGTAACAACTAAAACTGAAGTTAAAGAAGCTATAAGAGATGAAAAAGTACTAGGTAAGCCTTTACCTGAAAACATTGAAAAGCTGGTTGCTTTTATGGAAGAAACCGGTGGAACAATAGAAGATTATACTCGTTTAAACGCTGATTATAGCAATGTAGACGATAAAACTCTTATAAAAGAGTATTACAAAAAAAATAAACCTTACTTAGATTCTGAGGATCTTGATCTTCTTTTAGAAGATTTTGATTATGATGAGGACATGGACGAGGAAAAAGACGTAAGAAAAAAGAAACTTGCGTTTAAAGAAGAAGTTGCAAAAGCCAAAAACTTTTTAGAGGAAACTAAGAGTAAATATTACGACGAGATCAAGTTGAGACCGGGCGTTACTCAAGAACAACAAAAAGCTATGGATTTTTTCAA